TACAATTTTAACACCTTGTTTAGATATAAAATACCTATTGATTTTCTGGAGCTTCTCTTCTTTAAAGGCACCATTTTCTACACTACGGGCTATCTGTTGCCATTGGCCTTTTGATTTACCACCAATACAATAATCTAAAATATTTTTATTTTGTTCTAGATAATCTTCTGGTAATATATCATTTACAAAATACTGATATAATGCTTTAGGTATTACCAATTTAGATTTATTTTTATGTAACTGTAAATCATGAAAGTCAAATCTACCTTTTAACTTAACAGGGGCAAAACTAAACTTATCATTTTCCACCTTAAATAGGTAATGAGGTTGACTTTGTTTAACTTCTCTCCACTTAGTAATGTCAACTTTTACATAGTTATTTACACCAATATAATTGTTTACATCTGAAAGTACCAATTTTTGGTATTGATCATGTTCTAAGTTTAAACTTGTAGTTTGTTCCCATTCTTCACATATTTGCATATATAAATCATAGTGCTCTTTTGGTATAATAGTTTCTATACCATCTGTGTTTTGGAGCAATGCAATTGCACCAGGTATTCTCTCCATTATTTGCTCATACAACATCATCAATGTTAGTTGACCGTTAATTGTAATACGCATACAAAGTTCAGGATCATAAAAGAAACTATTTACATCATTGCTAAGACCAAACGTTGAGTTAAGTATAATCTTATATACATAATTCATTGGATTGCTCTTAGGTATCTTCTTACGCTCCTCAAAGAACCACTCATACTGATCACTAAAAGCTTTTTTTGGGAAGTGACCGGGTGACCATTGATTTTTAATAGCAAGATTAGGATAGAAACTAGTAACGTCTGACGTCATTATAATCATATCTTCTGAACTTTCATAAACACCTTTACTTGCAGCACCATGAGCGCCACCTAAACCAAAATGAGTTTTTACATTTTTATAATCAATGTGGTATTTAAAACTACCTTTTAATTTAGAAGCATCTATCTCAAGAGATTTAAACCTTTCATGTAAAAGTTTAAACTCAGGAGATGTAAATGAGATGTATGGTAATATTATATCTTTAACTTTTATAGTATCTCTGTAAGTTCTCATTTGTTTGAGGTCCCTTGTAGATATGTTTAAATTTCTAGATAAATAATAACCAAATATTTCTTTACTAATTCTTGGCTCTGAAGCACTAAACATATTAATATCATATGTACCTGTCAATTCTTTTCTTAAACCAACTTGTGACTTAGATCTATTATAAATTTCTTTAGTAGATCTAACATCATTAATACAATATTCTAGAATAATATCTATTTCTTCTTGAGTCTTAATTTCTGTCTCATGATGAATAGGCATATCAAGAATGTTTTCCCAATCCATACTATACTGTATCCATTTAAGACTTGAACGTTTAGCCGGATTATCCCAATGGTGTAGCTTAAATATGTCTATTTGACCTATTTGCATTTTCCATTGTGGGTAATCACTGAATTCTTTAGCATTAGATATAGATATAGTACGTTGTGCATACTTATATATAATTTTAGCAATTTCACATCCTGTTAAACTACTCCATAAAAAGTAATTATCTAATATATAGTGAGTAACTTGACCATCAAAGGCTAATCCATTATAAGATATGTGCCACTCTTTGTTATTAATGTTTTCCTTAAGAAAACTTATAAAATCATCTAAATCATTACGTAAGTCATGAACAACAAAGACCTTTCTTTCAGTAGTCTTATAATGTTCAAATACCCCTGTAAAACAATTAGATAGAGTTTCATAATCCATTACCCAATGTTTCATTCTTATATTTTTTAAATATTAGTGCCAAAAAAAGCCCAAATCAATGAGCTTTCTTTTTTTTAGTCATTAAAGTATTAGACCTTTATTGACCAGGTAATATAACTTTTGAAACTGTTGTTTCTTTAACATCAACTTCTGTAAATTTTGCATAATCAAATGACTCTGCATTAACTGCAAACATATGAATGAAAGTATCTATATCAGCCTTATCAGTTAAATAGAATTCTGAAAAAGTATCTACCAACCTTCTTTCTTCTTTAACTGTTTTACCTGTTTGTTGATTTGGTGATTTTAACCTAATAGGTTCTCCATCATCATTTAATTTAGGAACCATGTGATATGATTGCTTCATTACTTTACTAATAACTGCTAAAATGCCTGACGCAGGGTCAAACATAGCTTCTGTATATGGTGAGTCCATACTCACTGGAATTAATGTAAATGATTTAGCATTTCTAAAAGTAGAATTTACTAACATCATGTTTTGGCCAATTTGTTTATTCATAATGGTTTTTATTTTGTCAAATATATGGAACTATTTTTTAATAATTGATCAATAATGTGATTATTATCAACTAAAGTTTCTTTGTTAATATCTGGAGGTGTGCATACTTCATATATATCTTGTATATTTTCTACATCTACAGCTAATGTTTTTGCATATTCATCATGCACTCCTTCTGGTTGTAAAAATCCTTCTACATAACCTGAAATAAGTTCTTTATTACCAAAGAAATCTAATATATTAACTTTACTGTCTAATGTAAACTGAGAGTATTTTCCTTCAAGAAATTTTTTAAAATCAGTTTTGTATTCAGAAAAGTCATAAATAAATAATTGTGTGTCTTGATTTAATTCAATTGCTTCTTCAAAAAGAGGATGTCCTAATAAATAATCTTTAGCAAACTTTTCAAAAAGCCTGGTTTTTTTAGTTTTATATTCACAAAAAAATTTAAGATCATTTGGAGAATAGACATTATCCCATGCCACATACGTTTGTATGGGAACATGGGCTATGCCTTTCCTTATTTTTAGTAAAGGATAAAGAAATACTTTACTTTTTTGAAAATACTCAGTGTATACTCCCATACTATAATTTAACTCTTTTCACTAACAATTCATAAGGTAATGAATAATTTCTTTCTTTGTAGTGATAACCAGCAGTTTTTAATACACCACCTAAGCCATTTGCCCAATTAGACATAGACTCTTGAGATACATCATAAACATACACCTGATTATATTTATCTATAACAATAAATTTAAACGTAATAGTGTATTGATCTTTGTCATCCCCTAGAGAATCATATACTATTTTAGAATATATAGCTGCTTGTAACCAGTAATTGTAAAAGTCTACGCTTTCATTAAACTTATCTACTGTTTTACCTGAAGTTTTAAGGTCACAAATTGTAACCGTCTTTGCCTCAGTATCAACTGTATAATAATCTACATAGCCGTGTAATTTAAAAGGATAACCTTCTAAATCTGACTTAAGATATTTTTCTGCATAAGTTTTTATAGGATCTAAATCAAAATCTGTTTGCTCATTTTTAAATAAAGACATAACTTCTTCATTAGATTTTATTACCTCAGCTTTTGTTTTACAATTTAATAAAGTATCTTGATCTATTACGTCAACAGCACTGTTAGATAAAAATTCCCAATAAGGTTCATTATCTAAAGTTCTCACTTTTGCTATTCTAGCTTCATCAGCTTTGAGTGACTGGTATAAATTAAACTCTATTAAAGAATCAAGAATTACTTTATCATCTACATCAGCAAGCTTTACAGCATCTGTATACAAAGACATGTCTTTTAATACTTTTCTTACACTATCTGATGGTGCTTTACCCGGTACAATATTAAACTTTTTTGTCAAGTTTTCTGGTTCAAATACTAGACAATGAACAAGCTTACCTTCTACTAAATGTTTATCCGCTCTAACTTCACGGTCCCATAATATATAATCTTTGTAAAATAAAGATGGTGAAAATAATAACTTATTTAAAGAAGAGTAACTAAATGCAAAATTTGTGTTTGCATAAAACTTATCTTCTAACTCTAGATTTCTATTCATTTGTAATTATTTTATTAGTTAATTCTTCATTAATATAGATAGAACTTAAATCTACTTTGAATACATCTGATTCAGAACCTACTACACTATTAAGAAATGTATTATGCAGTTTAGTTCTAGTATGATCTACAGCAAATTTACTTAATTTTCTATCTTTAGCCAAAGTATTTAAATATTGATTAAAAGGATATATACCTTGTATACCATGATTGCCTTCATATGCTTTCATTCTTTTTCTAAAAGCTTTTACATTAACAGTATTCCAGTTAGTAGTAGCTTTAAGCCAATCATAATGCCAATAATATATACCAGATACAATATCAAATGATTTTTCAATATTACAGTTAGCAAGCATTTCTAAAGCAAGAGATCTGTTATCCATATCACTACTAGTAACCATTTGCTCTACTTCATTGTATTTTTCATTACCTAAAACAGCAAGATCTTCATCAATAATATTACATATTTCTGTGTCAAGAACTATTTGTGTAGTAGAAGTTATTAAATCATTGTAAGCTCTAAATTTTGTTGGAGCTAAAAGCCAATCTCTTCCATTAGTACTACCATAAGCATCAGAATTTAAATAATTTTCAACTTGAGCATAAAGTTTATCCACCACAAAATGTGTTTCCCAGGTTTTACTATATTTTATATTAACCATAGCATCTTTAGGAGCAGCATTCATAAAATCTCTTAGTACAATTAAAGCTGAATCACTTAATATATTAAGATCTTCTTTGAGATACTTAAAAAATTTATATGTAGTCTGCATATCTTTAGAGGAAACCCATTCTCTATGAAATAAATTATCCATAAATTTCATAGATACAATACTAACATCTGCTTTCTTTTCATCTCTAATAACTCTACAATTAAATCTTTCTTTTAATAGATCTACTTTTTCTCTTGGTAGATCTAATTGAGGATATCTATAAATTAATTTATCTTGTAAATTAACAGCATCTGAACTTACACTGGGTATACCAGCATTAATAAGATCTTTGGGTGTAACTTCCCAAGTATCATTATTCCACATAAACATGTCCTCATCTTCAAACCAAGTAACACCCGATCCTTTAATTTTATCATCTTTATCAATGTGATTAACATTTATATCTAATTTTATTTCAAATCTTTTTCTCATCTTTTTAAATATTTTTGATATTCTTTTTTAACTGCTACTTTAAATGTGTAAAGATCACGGTTATTTATACTTATTTCTCTTCTTACAATAGGTTCTAGATATCTAAAGCTTGTATTACATAGATATTCATTTTCTTCTAACCAAAGTATCATGTCCTGAGCACTTTTTCTTTCAAATGAAGTAAATTTAGATGCTTCAATCCAATACTTTAAATCCTTATCCCTATTATCTGCATAAGTAATATTACTACAATCTTGTGCAAACTGCCACAACAAATGATAATTTTTCTTGTAATCTATTGTAGGTATAATTTTAAGAGCTAAAGCTTTATCATCACCATAAGATTTCAACTGTACTTTTAGATCACTAAGAAGTTGCTCATCAAGAACCATTTTACTTGCAGAACTATGAAGTACTGTTTCAGGATCAATTACACTTACATCAGTAGTGTCAATTATATGAGCTAAATTAACAGCCATACCTGTTAACATCCACTCATCATAAAGACTATTTTCAATATCTAAATCATAGTATCTCACAGTTTCTGTCAGCTTAGGAGTTACTATAACTTCTAATCCTGAGTTGTAAATTGCTATTTCTTTAGAATGAGTTGCATGATTCCTACCTTTAGTAGTTTCATAATTCCATAGTTTATTTAGCATTAATGTAGAAGGAATATTATCAGCGTTTGATAATGTACCACCTTCTATTTCTTCATGCCCTATAATTAAATCTGCTAATGTATAATCATTTGTTACAGTTATACCGTGCTCTTTAAGAGCTGCTTTTAATCTATCCTGAGATACAGTACACTTAGGTAATATAAAAGCTTTCTTTTTGGTTATAAAAGTAGTACCGTCTTCCGTTGGTACTGTTAGTATAGTGCTTATTTTTTCATATGTAGTTTTATCTTGAGTACATAATACTTTATCTATTTCCCCTGAAGTAGAAAGGACACCATAAATAGTGTCCTGTTCTAATCCAAAGTGAATTAAAGCATCAGTATCAAAATCTTGATATACTGATTTATTTGCCATTTTTATTCGGTTTTAATAATATTACTACTTAAACATTGAGTACACATTGTTTCTTTTTTGTCAGTGATCCAATCATCTTGACAATCTTTACAATAATATTCCATTTTATTTCATTGTCATTTTGATAATTTCTGGAATCATCATTAATTTGTTAAACTTCTTTTTATTACCATTAAAGATTGTACGTACAACTAAATACTTAAGATCATTAGTAAAATAATCTTTAGTACATAAAGCTTTTAACCTATCTGTAATTTTCTGGCTAACTGTATTCTCTTTAGAGTATACAACAGCATAATTACCAAGCCTAGTAGCTAACGTTGCAGCAATATCTGCACGGTATGTATCATCTTGACCAATAGATCCTCTTAGTTCACCTAAAATATATGATTCATTTTCATGAGTTAATAAATCTTTTGGTGTTACTAACTTATCTAGTTTGTTATTAATAAAAGTTGTAAACATAGATGCAAACTCATCTCCTACACTACCCTCACCAATCATTTGTATCAAACTTAAGTTATATTCAAACTTTTCAAAACTTGAAATAGCATTAAAGAATGTAGTAATTGATCTTGCATTAGTTTCTTGCGTTACTAATTCAGGATGAAGCAATAAGAAGTTAATACATCTAGTATCTATTCCAGCACTCTCTGCCCACTGAGCCCATATGTTAACATCAAACTTAAGGTTAGCAGTTACATATCTAGTCTTCTGTGCACTATCTACACTGTTAACCATATAGTCTCCGTTATCCGGGTTTGCTGTCAAAATTATATGCCAATCTTTTGGTAATGACCATGAGATATAAGTTTGTCTGTCAATCAATTCCATAACTGCTTGAATAAATCTAGTATCTGCACGGTTCCAGTCATCTAATAATAAAATACCACCCGCTTTTGCATCTGCAATCCATTCAGGAGCACAGTAAGACATCCTATTCTTCCCAGTCATTTTGTATCCATTTTTAAGATATTCTTGTACGGCAAGTTCATTAACCCACATACCTACTTTTTTTGTAGTAGGAGTAGCCATATTTGCTATATCAGCTGATGCTGCAGCTCTTTGAGCCGCTGTGTAACTAAGGTCATCTATTTTCTTTGCTTGTACTATTTTTTCTTTATACATCTGAAATTGACGTACAGGAAAACCTACTAAGTCACCTAACTCTTCTATCTGAGCTAAGTTTAATTTAACAAACTTAAGATTGTTTTCTTGAGCAATTTCTACAATAGATGAGGTTTTACCTATTCCTGATTCACCTACTACTTCTATTGATACAGATTGTTTACCATCTTCTTGCAAAAATCTATTGTTTGTAATTATGTGATTTACAAATCCTTTTAATTCTGTTACATTTAAATTTACTTGTGCCATTTTCTATTAATTTAATTTAATTACTTGTCCTGGTAACTCATTATTCATATTAGATATACTACTAAGAACCCATAAGGTATTCTTAGGACAGTTATCTGGATTATATGCTTCACCATCTGTTAGATATACTAGAGCTGTATAAACTCCTTTCTTTTCATTAAAGTGGTCAATTACTGGTTGAAAACTAGTTCCACCACGACCGTGTATTTCCCAATCTTTTTTAGGTTTAAATTCTTCCACGCTTACTAAGCGGGTGTCACATTGTGCTACTGTAATTTTATGACCTGTTTTATGCATATGCGTAAGCTCACTAAAAAATTCTTTTAGTTCTTCATTATTTACAGATCCACTTGTGTCAACACCAACAAGAATGTGATTTTTGAATTTAATTTTTAAGCCTGGACTACCAGAATAACGTTTGTTATACTTACGTCTCAACTTTTTAGTAAACACAATACTTGAATTACCAACAAATCTTCTTAAATAACCTTTCCAATCAAACTTTGCAGGTTCAATGTGCATAAGCCTGTGTATAAGATCAGATAACTCACCAGGAATAGATCCTTGTTTCTTTTCTGTTTGTTCAGCGGCTTCTTTTAATTGATGTTCAATTTGTTTTTGAACTAACTTTTTATCTGCTTCAGGTAATGCATCAAACTCTTCCCATGTACTATGACAATGTTGGCTATTACCATCCATCTGGTCCATTAGGTTACCTAATGATGGAGAAGACCCATCTTTTTGTGCCTGTTCTAAAAGCTCATAGTACTTTTTAGTACCTGCTTTAGTAGGAAGATTTAGTTCAGGAAAACTTGATAATAATAAACCACCGTCAGGTAATTTACTTTCCAGTATGTACTGGTTTATTTCTAAATCAGCAGCTATATTAAATAGTTTATGATTAGAATATAGATCTCTTAATAATAGATGACCAAATGCAATATGCAATAGTTCATGTTTTATTAAACCAAATCTGTGGTCTTCACTCAGTCCATTAAAGAACTCAGGGTTTATTGTCAATTGCATACCAATACCACGCATGCTTACTCCTGCTGTAGAAATATGCTCACTGTATTGTTTATTGATACCAATTAAAAAGAGCCCGTAAAAGGGCTCTGTAAATATTAAACTTTTGGTTGATCTAGCAACCTGATCTTGAATATTAATCATGTTTTCATAATTTATCTAATATTTTTTTATAAATAGAATGCATTTTCTTTTCTTCTATATAAATATATAATTGTTGTTTGCCAAGTATTGGTGTATCAATGAATTTTACAGCATCAGCAAACTTTTTTCTGTTTTTAAATACTAATGCTTTATGCATTAATAAATCAGCTGTGTCATCTTTATAGTTATTTTCATAAATTACCCATGCCAATTCCTGATCATCAGGCAGGCCTTGAAACATTTCTTTTAACTTAAAGAATTCTTCTAATTCAATTATTTTGATAGGATCTCTATCCATACTCCTGGGTTTTCTTTACTATAAGTGTATTGCTCAAATGCAGGAATTATAAATTCAGCATTGTCATCTTCAATCCAACCATACTTAACCATATCATCCTGTACTGTTTGTGCAGGGTTTAGATAGTCAAATTTATGGCGGCTGCCTCTAACAAATTCAAAAGATATTTTTACTGGAAGTTCATGGTTTTCTAATTCCTTTTTAAACTCTTCAGTATATTCAGCATAAATATCTTTAGTTGCTTTCCTATAAGTCATTACAGCTTTGCTAGCAATAAAGTATTTACCTGTCCATCTTCTTCCGTTTTTACTAGAAGGTACATTTCCTGGTATCCACCATTTTTTATTTGACATAGTCTTTTATTATTTCTACTTCAGTCCATGCTACTAAATGTACTACTTCACCATTATTTCTAGTGCAGTAACTATACATTCCATCTATAGATCTAAAATTAAGTTCTTCTCCTTCATCAACGGGCGGAGCTCCGGGTGGTACTTTATCTTGAGTAACCACTTTTATTCTACTATTTCTAGGTACGTTATATAATTCCATATTATTTTAGATTATTTCTCCATCAGGTTGCAAATACATATCATCACCTAAATAAACACCTTCTCCTTGATCTTGGTCTTTTAAAGAATTATACAAATCAATCATAGATTGATCTTTTGTTATTATTTTTTCCTTCTTCTTCATGAAAATGGATCATTATTCCAGTCTTCTGGCCATAACTTCTTAGCTATTGCTTTACCAACTATCATTACTACTACAGCTATTGTTAGCCAACCTATTGCTTCTATCATATTTATTTAATTTATTAATAGGGGCTTTTATAGTTTTTAGTTTAAGGTCTAAAACTTGAACGTATCTTTAAAATTCCCACCCCCATTTATTAATTTAATTATTAAATCTACTGTTGTATATATTATTGAAAAAATAATATATAATATTAATAATACCCATCTCCATCTAAAATTTTGGTTAAGAGTAGGTTTCTTCATCAGTAATTTTTATTTATTTATTTAATTCATCAATATAAAATGTAACATACATACTAAGAGTATCTTGAAGTTTTTTATACTCATCATATCTATCTGAGCGGTTTGCCTCTTCCAATGCCTTATTTAGAATAACCTCCGCTCTTGTTTTGGCTTCCACTACTACATTGTTTAAACTAAAACTATCAGAACTCCCAATATAACTTACGTTTCCTGATGATGATCTTAAAACCATTGATGATGCTTCTATCGCTCTATCTTCAAATAATATATCTACATCTTGTTCAAACTCTTTTGATAATACTAAATACCTGTTTACTTTACTAATTAATTTACTTTTTTTCATTTTTATTTATTTAATGTTTCTTTTAATAATGGTTTTAACATTGCATGAACCTTATCAAAACCATGTGACTTCATAGCGTCTGATATGTCTTTACATATAGTTAGTACAAATCCATTGATTTTATATGCATCAGCATATCTCTCTACAGCCTTGAGGCCAGCCTCATCATTATCAAAAAGTGTTATTACTTTCTTATATTTTTTTTTGAAATGTTGAATTATATGAGGTTTAATCATAGTATTTTCTGAGTCTGGAGCTATAACTTCAAGGTTATACCCCATACCTTTAAGACACATAGCGTCTTTAAGTGAAGAACATATGACTAAATAAGGTTGATCAAATTTAAGTTGATCTTTACCCTGTAGATATGATTTAGCTTTATAAAATTTGTATTTCTTACTAAAAGGTTGATAAATTTTATAAACTTCACCGCTTTTGTCAAAGTAACCATAGCACCATTTGCTACCAATTGTTAACTTTCTTATTTCACCTGAGTCATCTTTGATAAGATTGTAATAATCAATAGGTTTTACATTATACATGCTAAGCATGGTTTGACCTATTCTAAATGATAACCAAAACTTTCTATCTTCAGTAGTCCATCCTCTTTCTTTAATGAAATCAATTTCCCACTTAGTTTCTGGTTGAAATTTGTGTTGTATATAGTCTGATGACGTTACATGCTTATTATAATCTGATACTATTCTTGTCATAGCATCATGAAATTCCAGGTTAAGAACTAACTTAACTAAATCTATTTTATTACCACTTTTTCCTGTTGAAAAGTCTTTAAACTTATACTGCATAATAGATTTATCTACATATATGCAAAAACTAGGAGTACGTTCATTAGGATTAAATATTGATTTAATCTTTATGTCTTGTCCTGTAAGTTGTTCAGGAAGGTCTAAGTAATATTGAAAAATCCAAGTGCTTGGTACGTCATGTCCTTCTCCTACAATATTTTTTGTGTTAAACATAAACCAAATGTATTAAAAAAAAATAGGCCCAGCAATATACTGAGCCCATTCTTTTAATTAAGGATATTATAATTCAAAATCAGATCCTGCAGTAGGAGCCGGTTCAAAATTACTTGCTGGAGTTGATTCTTTCTTTTCCATTCCTCTGAAATGATTTTTATCACCACTATCAAAAGAAATTAAATTAGAATTTTCTGTATCCAAAGCTTCTAATGGTACACCCATTCTGTTTCTTTTAGGTAAAAATAAATCATTATTTACATAACCTTCTTTGTTTTCCCACTCACGTGCACCTAAGCATGCGTTGATGTAACCAGTCCCAGAACAAATCTTTGAAGCTTTCATCATGAAATCTTCAATAGTGTTTGCCTGAATAGCATCAAGCTCATCTCTCTTATCAACTACTTCTGATAAAAATACCATAGCTTTCAATACTTCTGTATCTCTACTAATTTCATTACCATTTGCTAATGTAGCATCTTTAAATGGATATGGAGAGAATCTTACTCTACCTACTTGACCTTCAAACTTGGGTCCATTAGGATTATTTACATCTTTTAAGAATCCGTTGAATTCTCCGGTAATTGGTTCACTTTCTACATGCAATGTAATATTGTATGCATTCATATCATATGGCGTTTGATCAAATGTAATTGAATTGATCTTTACTTTTTGATTTCCTGTTCCAATTACTGGTTTTGTTCCGCCTGATCCGGCAGACATGTCTTTAGTACTTAACATAATTTTTGATTTTTAAATTAATTTATTTGTTGTATTCCTCAATACAACTTATTACGAATTGCAGGTCATTAGGAATAAATTTATCCTTAAACATACCCATTGGTGATTTACATGTGTTCTCTCCATTGTTTTGAGTTTCAAAACCGTATTCAAGTTCACCATCATCTAATTTATTTACTTTACCAAACAACACTATTGAAAATAGACCCTCCAAAGTTAAAGTATTATCTATCATCTTACCAATAGTTTTTGCTTTAACTTTTCTGTTTCCATTTAAATCAGTTGAATCTTCTGAATGAGTTAAGAAAATAATATTTAAGTCTTCTCTTAGATCTTTAGGTAACTTAGCAACCATGGCCAAGTTAGCAGCAATCTGTGTAAACTTTTCATATCCTTTCTCATGTGCTCTATCAAAATATTCAAAAGAACTCATATATTGCCAATCATCAACTACAATAGTTTTGATATGGCCCATCTTATCATTTACATGCTTCATTGCTTTAATGATACCAGGTGCAGTAGCTGCAGATGTTAGATTTCCTTTTGGATGATCTTTTGTTATCTGAGTGTACTTGCCCTTCCAACCTCTAAACGGTAAAGGTTTGTTAGCTATATTTATAATAAAAGTCTCTTTTGGATCTAATGTTCTGATTGAGGTAGACTTTCCTGTCCCTGAATCAGCAATAACTAATACGCTGTTTGCCATGTTTACTTGTTAAATTTATTTATTACTTTGGTTAATGTTATTAATGTTTGATTAATCTCTTCAAGTTTATCAATTAATGCAGTAGGGCTAATGCCATCTGGATTTGGTAAGTCAAATAATGTACTTGTTGACGATGGAAGAGTTATTATATTTTTAATTGGATGATTATCATTTCTTGAAGTTACATCATTTATAACTTTTAATTCATTTACTGGAATAAGATGTCTTTGAAATCCAGAACCAGATGTAACTAATTCATATTCTGATTTCCAATGAGGATTATACTTATGTAAATATAATGTTCTTTTTGGATCTTCTGAATCATAATCTATACTAACAAATTCAGTATATATGTCTTCCTCTTTTTCTAGCTCACTAGGAAAGAATGATACGTGTAGTTCATCTTTTCCTTTTGGTCTATAAGCCATCTTTGGTATATATTGAGCATTAATATTACCTCCTATTTGAAAATAATTTTCATGTTCTTCTCTTAGTTTTGCAACTTTAGTTTTACGTTGGTCTGGTGTCAGTCCCATATTTTCTATTTTTAATTTTTTAGTGCTTATCATCTGCGTTCTTGTTGTCCTGGTGTAGCCATTTCTGCAATTTGCATTTTCTCAAATTCTGCTTTGAAAAAACTCATTCTTGCATCACCATTCCTAGCTTTCAAGAAATGAAGTACCAAGGTTCTATCATTTTCTATAATATATCTATCAGGTCCATAGAACCTAATCTTTTGTTTTGCTGGCCGGTTAATACCAATCAACATATCTGCATGTTGTAACATAGCATCTGATCCAAATATATCTGACTCAAGAATATAATTACCATACTTACCGTCAATTGCTCTGTCAGGGTTATCAATATTTCTATTAAGCTGTGACAATGCAATAAATAAACAAGGGTAATCACGTTTACATTGTGTAAAGAATTCACCTAGTTCAAATAACATATCTAATGAGTTATTCTGATAAGGAGCTCTTTTTACAAGCATAGTGTGATCTAGTGTAATAATTGTTTTCTTACCTTGATGTTTAACCATGTAAGCATCAACTTGCTCACGCATTTGATTAACAGTCAAAGGTGTTGATATAATATCTACCGGGTACTTTACACGTTCTTTTGCATACTGATGACAACTAGTCATTACATCTGCACCTAATACAGAACCTGCACTACACAGTTCTTTATATGTTTTACCAGTAATAGAACTAAATTCTCTAATGGCTGATGTTCTACCAACCATTTCAAATTGAAATTCTAATACTCTAAAGTCATCATTAGGGTTAAGCATAAAAGACTCACGTATTATCTGATCTTTAATCAGAGTTTTACCTGAACCAGGTCTACCACCAATAACAGTAAGTGTATTCCATTCTAAACCGTCAGTTGCAGCATCATTAAACTTGGGCCATGGAGTATATATTGATTTCTCAGCTCCTGTTGACCTAGCATACATGTATTTAAGTGCATCATTGAAGGCTGTGTATTGGCCCACCCATGCTGGTGTTGGTTTACTCATTACTTTGTAGTTTTTGAATATATAATGCTGCATCCATAAGTTCTTCTTTTAAGTGCTGCAAAAAATCATCTTTGTTATTATCTTGTAGTGTTGTTTTATATTTATCTATACCAACACAACTTCTTATATCAAATTCTTTTTTTAAATCTTCTACTATTTTATCACTTTTACTCATCATCTATTATGTTTATAATACTTTCTATATTATCAATGCTGTCATTACATGACTGTTTATCTGGAACCCATTTCCCATCTCTTAGCATTTGAAAATCTTCACGTACAAGGTTTAATTTATTTAATACTTCTTTTATTTCTTTCTTAATTAAAAAACGAGCTGTCTTCATAATTTATTTATTTCTTGTTTAACTTCATCCCAATAGCTTATTTTAAACCCTCTGTTTGGGTTTTCAAATTCGTAAAGTTTAATTAATTCCTCTACACAAATTAATGCACCTTTTTTTGAATTATGCACACAACATTCATTTTCAAGGTATTTACTTTTGTAAGGAGAAACTAAATTCCCTTTGGTATTTCTTGTTGCTATTAAATTAATGTTATCAAAATTACCTAACAACTCTATTGCTTTTTGTTTTGGTGTCATTATAGTTTATTTAATTCTTGTTTAACTTCTTCTAATTCATCAATTGTTTTTTTAATATCTAATAACCCGGCATAAGGCAATAATGTTTCAATCTTCTCATCTACACAAATTAATGCACATTGTTTAGCTTCTATTACATCTACATAACATTCGTCACCGTTAACATCAGTACCTAAATAAAGTGTAAACTTATCTACTAACTCCTTTGCTTTTTCTTTTGGTGTCATACTACATTTTCTTTAAAGTGTTCATCTTCTGTACTAACTCCATCAACAATCATATCACAATAATCAGCTAGTCTAGAGTGTTTGACTTTATGCTTATCTTGTTTACATATAAAATATTGACTGGTTTGCATATATAAGTAATCAGCATCTCTATACTCATTAACATACATACTTGTAGCTTTTTCTACCTCTTCCCATGTATGATCATAGGTTTCAAAAAACCATCTAAATGATTCTCCAAGAGCTTTAACATTATTTCTTGCAGGATTACCACTAGGTAGTTTTCTTGGAGGAAATATTTCTCTATAACTATTTATTTTTTCTACAAAATCTTTACCCATAAGTTGGATGTCAGTTTTCTTTTTAGCTTTAATAAAGTAACTATCTAGAGTAGCACAAAATACTTTTGCTTGTGCTGTCATTACATACTGATGATCTTTTAATTCTATAAAACCTTTAATAACTAGTATGTCTCTATCTGCGGTTATTGCATCCGGTAATGAGATCTTTTGCTTCATGCCAAATAGGATCAAGCACTGGTTTGGTGATAGGTTTGCTTTTAACATCTTCTGGAATAATTCCCACATAATCTTCTATTTTAGTTTGTATTTTTGTAATTATTCTATTAATGCTAGGTTCTCTGGTTTCTATACCATTACTAATAATCTTACGAGAATTAATAATAGTAGCATGATTTCTAAATATTGATTTTCCAATAACAGTTAAAGAATATCCATCATTACTAGCTAAAAAACTCATTACTTGTATATAAGTAATAAAATCACGCTCTTTAGATTTTGTTTTAAATGTATATTTTTTATATTTTGGATGATCTTCTTTTATACATTCTAAAGTAATTTTTTTATATATTTCTAATGTACAAATATGATCTATATTTAATTTTGGAACTATAATAAAAAGTTTAACATCATGTTCTTTTAAAAATTTAAGCCTAAAAGCTTTTATCTCACGTTCTTGTCTAATCTTTTGATTTTCAATCATTTAATTAAAATTACAGGGTTACAAATATAACCATTATTACCAGTTTATACAAGTTTTATCTTGCTTATTTAATATTTCATTTGCTTTATTAAAGACATCATTACAATCCCATTCCCCACCTCTATATGCAGCTGATGCTGGGTGAGAACATTTAAGAATTTTAGCAGTAGGTATTGATGTTATCCATTCTTCTGCTTTTTTACCCATTAATATAAATATTGTATTTGGATTGTGTTTATTAATATTATCAAAGATGTGTTCTGTAAAGCTTTTCCATATACCATAGTGTGAACCAATTTTATTAATCTCTACTGTAAATGCAGTATTAATTAGTAAAACACCTTGATTAGACCAACGTCTTAAATCATTATTATAACCTTCATACTCTCCGTAAAGTGCTTTGAATATATATTGTAATGACTTTTCTGTTTTACCTTTTCTGCTACAGCTAAATGCTATACCGTCAGCCACACCTAATTGAGGGTATGGGTCTTGACCTACTATCACAACTTTAAGATCTTTGTATGGACATTCATAAAATCCATTAAATACATCTTTGAATTTAGGAGTAAAACGTTTACCGTTCTCAACATTTTGAACTAATGTATTTATTATATGATCAAAACTTAAACCATTAACATACGGTGAAAGCATCCGGTCCCAACCGCTGTCTTTTAATTTATTATTTAAATTATCTCTTAGTATATTTATATCTATTTCCATTTATTTTACTATATTTGTTTATTAAAACTTTTTATTATGTCAGAAAATTCAACAGTAAGGGAACTTACAACTTATGATTACACAAAAAATATCACAGGTATAGAAATTAATCCATCTTTTATTATTGGTTTACAAAATATAACTTCAGTGTTTATGCTTAATGCAACTGAAGAAGATAAGTTAAAGATTCCAGGTGCTATGAAAAAGTTTGAAACTATCATGGCATATGATCCAAAATCTGGTAATCCACTTCCTGCTATTGAATTAGATTCATATGAACAAAATTTATATGTTCTATTTGGTTTAGTTAATTATTTAAAGTTTGAAGCAGAACGTCAAGGTATCACAATTAAAAAAGAAATTGAAGTTGATAATGACTTATTTGAATCTGCAAAAAATTCTATAAAAAACGGTGTTATGAATGGTGATCTTGTTAATCAATTAACTGAATTAGGTGATAAATTTAGTAATTTAAAAGAAGTACTTAAAGAAGTGGAGCCAATAATGAAAGTAGTAAAAGATGATAAATCATCTTAACTGCATACCATTAAAGTCTCCTATCTCAACACATGCTTGTATAGTTAAATTTAATTCATCTTTATCACAATCTGCAAAAGACTTGCAATACTCTTGTTTATCTCTTACAAAACATAATCCAGCGGCTCTTTTCACTTCAATTTTGGCTTCTGCAAAAGTATAGCCAATTTCTTGTGCTATTTCTCTAATCATTGCATGTATACGTGCTAATTGTGGATTACTACCTTTATCACCACCTACACCAATAAATATTTCTAATCTAGAATCATCAGGTAACTGTTCAAAGAATTTTCTATATTTAGTACCCACTGCTTTAATGGGAAAATGTAATTGCCCATCTTTTACTGTTGCTTTTATGTATAAGTTATCTTTCATATTATTTAATTTATAACATATTAGAACCGTTTCTAATAATGTCTATTAAAACTGCAATACCACAAAATGCGATAAAACCTATACAAATAAATTTTAATATTACTAATGTTTTTTGTTTGTTTTTCATAATTTATTTATCTCTTGTTTAACTTCTTTAAGAAACTTTAATTTAGATATAGCCTCTTCTTTCTTTTCCCATTCTATATCGTATGCAAATTCTAATATTTTATCTACACAAATCAATGCACATTGTTTAGTTAATTTTATATCTGCTAAACATTTTCTATTTGCATCTTCAACTGTATCTGTAAATCTTGCATCTAATGGTGTAATACTATTAAATACATCATATAATTCTGCTGCTTTTTCTTTTGCTGTCATAACCTTTATTTAAGTTCCGTTTTTACTTCTCGTTTAGTGTTTTTATATTGTCTATTTTCACTGCAAGTAGGACAAGTTCCACGTTTACCTCTGCAAGACTTATCTACCGCTTTAGCTCCAGTGTATGGTTTTCTTTTTGTTCTACTCATTTTTCTATTTTTATTATGATTTTTTTTTTATATCCCATACTACACAGTAATCTGGATCATGAGGATCTAATTCTACATTAGATCTTTCATTAATCCATTTACCATCTACAAAAATATATGTTCTGGTGCTTATGCATCTAATTCTTTTTTCATTCATGATACTTTTCTAATATGTGTTCTTCAATAGATGATTCATAAAAGACGGAAGATATGTCTACCACTACTGAACATCCTTCATTGCTTTCTAATTCTACCCAAATCCGATGTACATCTACAGATGGTCCAGTTCCTGGTGTACCAGGATCTCCATTAGTTTCTGTATGTACTTCAGGTTCTCCCGGGTCAAAAGTATATTCTACTTCTGCGTCATAACCTAAATATTCTATATCTTCTCTATATATCTTACTCATAAGAATCTTAAAGCTGAACCAACATAAGTGAACTCTTGAGCACACTCTAAACATTTTGCATTGTTTTCATTGCGTAATAATGAAGGTTCGTTACAATTAGGACAAGGTGTATCACCTTCTGTTATATATTCTTCTATTGTTTTTCTTGACAAACTATGTATCATAGCATCATGTGATCCTTTGTATGCTTGTTCTTCTTGGTGCTCTATGTAGAGCTCTTTCATTTTTCCCATTGTGTTGTTTTTTTAATATATTCTTGTTTATTTTCTGTTTTATACCATTCATCCATATGTATATCAAAATGCATTCTGTAGTCAAATCCACCACAAAATACTTTTTCACACCTGCTACATTTAATAATTGGCTTACACATTATCTTTTTAATGGATTATAAACTGTAATTTTTGATTGATCAAATCCTGAGATAGCTAAATTAACCCATTTTTCATCTTGGGTACCTTTATACATTAGTATATGACATGTTGCTGTTTCTGTTGGATTTAATCTAAGCAATCTTCCTATTCTTTGTGAAGTTTTCTTTTCATTACCATATGCATGCATAATAATACCTGCCTTAAGATTTGGTATAGTTACACCTTCTGATAATTGCAAAACACATGATAATTTATCTATTCTACCATCAGAAAATAACTCAAGGTTTTCTTCTGATTTAGAGTTCTTAGAGTGATAACTATGTTTACATATTTCATCTGCTTGTTTTTGAGTATTAGCAAATACAATACATTTAGTACTTACATTGCTTAATATACTTTTAACATAACTTTCTTTACTTGTATAATCCATTAAAGCTCTCATGCGCATAATTCTTCCAAACTGTAATTGTTTATCAGTATTAGCTTGAGCTAATCTATTGGTTACATAGTCATAGTCTTTCTTTTCTGATGTATACCAAAACCCACCAGCTTTGTTTTTCTTTTTTAGAGAAGGTAGCTTGGACAATTCTAACTCATGTATAACAATTTTGTAATCATTTAAAATATTAGAGTCTGTTGCTTGATCTACAGTAAAAGTATACTTAATAGGGCAATATTTATTTACCATCATACCCTTCTCAGAATTTAAACTTTTTGGTGGTGTACCTGTTAAACCTAATATTTTGCCTGAATATGGACCTAAAAATACTTCATGAGAATACTTAAGTGAATGACATTCATCTAAATATACTATGTCATAATCATTAGGATTGTATTTTTTTAGTGAGAGATAAGTGGTAAAAGTTATATGATTAACTAAATTTTCTAAATTCATTTTACCTAATTCATCTATCCATGATTGAGCTACTGAATGTTTTGGTATCACTATCAAGACTTGTATAAAAGAATTATAATGTTCCTGTATATGTTGTATTGCTATTCTAGTTTTACCCACACCCATAGATATACCTAAGCCACACCTTTTATGTTTTACTGCTACTGAGAGTGCATCAGCTTGAATTATTTCTCTATTAGAAATAGATGTATTAGTATTTGATACCATAAGGTTGATGTTATTATCAGGATTGTTATCCAAGTTATTAATTTTATTGCTATAT